GAAGAGTCTACATTATGAGTAAACTTGAAATCTTTAGGCAACTTTCCATTAGACTCATCAGATGAACTTATGAGAGAAAAAGCACTTAGCAAAACAATACCGTATAACTTCATCATGAAGTATCCCTTTATATAGGTAGAATATAAAATAACAACTAACACTATTATAACATGATTTGATCAATTATCAAACATTTCTACCTGTAACTAAAGGCCCAGTCTACCATTTCGTTCAAAGTGATTTGCGTCTTTTCTTTTAAATCTTATGCCATTGCGATTGGCAGGACTTAATGATTCCCAGTAATCAGCAAAAATCCTATAGTCTTCAGATTTTCTCAGGTATTTACCTTTCTCATTGAAAACATTTATATCGATAGCGAGTCGCTGACAATGCAAGCTATTGAGAATTCCCTTACCCTGTTTTACATAGATTTCTGCCTGTTCCCGAGTCCTCATTGTCTCACCAAAGGTATATTTATACCCTTTTTCATCCATAAAGAGCAGTAACTTAACAACATCACGTGCAAATAACTGCTGACGTTCTGAAAGTTTCACTATAAGCCCTTCATAGCCTGCAGCATATCTTGATAATGTTGAGCTTTTAGTTCTTTTGTTAGTGGAGCATTAGCAAACGCATTAACTTTAGACATGGGATTCTCATTTTGTGTAGGAGCAATCGAACTTAAAGGGCGTGGCTTCGTTGAATTCCTCTTAGCAGCTATACGATCCTGAACAAAGAGATCCTCTCTATAGATTCCCATCTGTTTAACCATATCATATGCTAATTTAGCCTGCTTAAACTGGTCTTTATTAGACAGGATAGAATCAGCAAGGTCAGGGTTCATCTCACGTAACTGTGCAAGATTCTCTTGTGTAACAACCTCGTTAAAGTCAGGGAATTTAGCGTGTAACCTTACTTCCATTGTTTCATGAGCACTCTTCTGACTCTGTTTTTCATAACCTTTAACAGTTGATCGCAAGTTCTTAATCTCTTTAACAAGCTCTTTAAAATGCTTTCCCTCAACTAAAGATTCATCATCAAGCCCTAACTGAGCAAACGGATCTTCCTCTTCAACTGGAGCAGCAACTTGGCGGTTTTCCTGTGGTGATTCTTTCTTCAAAGACATAATGTAACTAACCGCTTCTTCACGCTCACGCTCAGCCTTAGCTACTCTTTCTCTAAGCGATCTTATGTTATCTTCTTTAGAGTTATGACTAAACTTAGATGGTTTTTCTTCTGGTGTAGTGTCTTCTTCAGAGCTCTCTTGGCTGTCATCTTCTTGTATAACTTCTTCTTCTTCTGGCTCATCATCATTCATAGGGGTAGCTTGAGTAACCTCTTCAACCTCTTGAACAATGCCATCTTGTTTCATCTTTTCTTCTGCTGTTTTATTCATAGCCTCAATTTGTTGTCTGCTTGCGTTAGGTAATGACATATCTTCTCCTTAATTAATTTATTTCACCATTCAAAACTCTACATCGATTCAAAAGAGTTCCATCCGCATCATCTAATACGAATTTCAATAACGCTTTCTCATCTTCAGGTAGTTCCAGAGCACGTTCCTTTACCATATTATAAGTATCACGGGATGGAAGTACCCAAAGAAACTCTAAACGCTCTTCACTTCTATGATACTTATATACTACATTATCGTAGGTAGGAGTAGGACAAGTTGATCTATGTATAAAATAGTTTCGTATCACATTGTTTAATTTTGGTTCTTTTTTTGTCTCGACTACAATATAAAAGTCGTGATTGTATATCTTCTTTGCTGAATCAACTGCCTTGAAAACATTACTCTCATAATCTTCCAATTGTTCACGCATTTGTTCTTCAGGGCTGTGATCTAGAAAATCTGAACCTTTAACTGCATCCCATGCTTGCTTGCCGACAGTTTCTTTCTTTACCATCTCTTTCCTTTTCTATAACAATAAATAAGCCTGCAGACAAAAAGATTAAGGGATTAAACTTTATTATCTACAGGCTATATAATACGTAATATACATTATATTACTTTTTGCTCTTCTTTAGAACCTTAGCTTGAACTTTTAATCCAAAGACTGAACAAAACGATTCGGATTAAACTGACGGTTAATAAAGCGTGGAGAAAGATTAGCTATTGCATTATCGTCTTCACTTAACATGTGAGAGTCCATCATCTCTTGTTCGCGACGTGGATTTACTTGACGATAAAATGCACATGCCATTTCTTCAACAACATCTATCTTAACACGGGACTTATTGGACTTCTGCTTCTTCACTCGTGGATAACGATTTGCCATAATATTCCTTATTATTTTACCCGAGTATTCTCTTGAGAAGCAATCTGCTCATCAATAAGTTTCTGAGCTTTCGACTTCTTTGCCTTTATATTAGGTGGAGTTCCTAATATTTTAAAAGCGATCTTAGAAGCTTTACTTTTCACTCGTGGAAACGCAGGCATAGTATTCCTTACTAAACTTTTCTAGGATTCGCGCCTTTACGACCCTTATCTTTATCTGCACTCATCTGACGTTCAACACCAGACATTTTATCATCAATGCTTTCAGTCATCATGCTGTAATCAACATCAGAGTAAGCTCTGTAGATCACTTCTTGAGGCATGTTTGCAACTTGGCTTTTATCTTCTGAAATCATACCGCCGTAATACTTTTTTTTAGCTGCCATGATATGGCCTTTCTTTAGAAACTGCGGAATATCCGCAAGGGTTTTTACCTCTAACTGTCTGCACCATATTACTTCGCACTTAGACCTGATGCAATACTATTATTATTTACTTGCTGCTGTTGTCCAGGTTGATTTTCTATTGGTTGCTGAGAAACCTCATTAACTTTAGATTCAGCTATATTAGACTCTTGTGATCTTAATGCATTAACCATGTCGAAGTAACGTTCCATATGCTTAATATCGATATCTTCAAGCTCTTTTACTGCTTTAATTTTATCAAGTGTAGCGCTCTGATCTTCAGAATTTGCTTTATGTATGCGCTCCACAGCACTTGCTTCATTTTCAGCAACACGTGATGTTCTTTCTGCATATAGACCAATATCTGCTTGGCTTCTTGCATGAGCCAACTCAATCTGAGACTGCTGTAACTGCATAGCCATTTCAGCTTGTTGTTGTTGTTGTTGTGCTGCAGCTTCTTCTGATTTCTGTAAGTTCTTAATAATGCGATCTTTATTCTGAAGCGTTGCTGCTTCCAATAGATCTTCAGGTGAAATAGGCAGTCCCAACTCTTTCAATTGAAGCATCTGAGCAAATTGCATCTGACGTTGCGTTGCTGTATTCAGACCATCTTGAACATCAGCATGATATTTACCGAAAGCTTTGTTGTGAAATTGATCAGTGGGCTCTTCTCCTTCGAGAATCTTCTTAATCTTTCCGGGAGTAAAATTAGCTTGGATTATATCAATCATAATCTTACCAAGATTTTTCTGGGCTCTGTCCAACTGGTCAAAAAGACCCTGAAGTGTTGTAAGACCAGCTCCTTGACGGAGCATAGAAAGAACACCGGCTTTATCATCCAACGCTGATCCCAATAATTCTTCATTAACACCAGAAATTAATGGCATTTCTTTTGCAAGGAGTTCAGATAACTGGATTGTTGTTGGAGGTATAACAGGAGATTGGATCTGTTGAACATCCGTCATAGCTGCTTCTTCCTTGAGAGCAAGGCCACGACCTTGTCCAGTCAGGAAGACATCTTTTGGATTAACTAAAGCATTCTCTTTATAAACCCATCCAGTATTAATCGTACTTTCTAATATATCCAATTCGATAATACGGCGACGATTGTACAAATATTGAGCATCCCTGAGACCACGTACAACACCCTGAATTCGCCATTGGAAATCCGACATCTGTGGATTATAATAAGCAAACACAGGGACAAAATTATATTTATCAATGCCCAATGGATTAGGTCCATCATAAAGTACCTTCCCTTGCACAACAATAGCAAGTCTTACTGTTGGAACTTCTTGTTCAATAATAGTTACCTGCGGATACCTAGCTAAATACAAATCAAGACGCTCTTGATCTTCAGATTTCCATTCCATACTCTCACCAGTCTCAGTGTCGACAAGCATCTTTTGTGTACGATAATCTCTATAGTAGAATTCATCGTATGTTAGAAGGTTGTTCGTTCCACGAGACTCAGGCATATGCTGGAATTTACCGTCTTGGCCAGATCCAGAATCTGAACTTGATAATCCAAGTATATCTTCAGACTTATCTGGCATTAATGATATACACTCTCTTTTAGTAAGAAAGCTCCGTTTCCATATACCATTGCAATCGGAAAGATCAGCTTTTTTAAAGAACGGATCTATGATAAATGAATTGTAACTACAGTTATCGACTTTGATATTACCAGAGATTGGGTCAGACCGAAAGTCTAACCACACTTGTAAAAGATTCATACCAGTTACAAGTGCACCATGAAAGGATTCAGAGATAGTTTCTAAAATACTTTCTTGGTTTACACACCACATGAGAACTTTAGTAAACTGATCAGATGTCTCATTGTCAGCGTTCTCGATGGGAACAGCTATAATAGACTTACGGGATCTACGCTGATGACCACTGATCATATTTATAATAGGACGGATGCGATTGAAATTAAATTGACGCTTTCTATGAGAAGGAAGATTTCCATATAGATCGTTCCATAAATTTCCATCTCCAACTTCGAACTTTGTATCAGTATCTGCCTCACTCCAAAAAGCCTGATTCATGCTAATCGAGTTAGCATAAAATGTTTCCATTTTTGAAAGTACTGTTTTATGAGAGTCATCAAGATAAGTGGAACCTCTATCAGGAAATAACATACTCAACTCCTTTTAATTGGCAATTTTATATTTTATATACTCAAGATAGAAAACAATTGCACAACATACCATTAATACTACTTACTCTCAGGTGATAATGGAGTTAAATCAATATCAACCCCAGTCCCATATTCGATGAGTTTTTCAGTTGTTTCCTCAAAGATATTATCATCCTGATAAGATGGTATAAAAAATTTAACTGCGAAGACTACAACCATGCTTACTATTACAATAAGACTTTTCATCCAATCTAACATGATTAATCCTTACTTTCTTTACTATCTCTAGTATGTGAATGTATCTCTATTTTTATATCTATCTCTGTGTCAACATCACCATTATTTTTATTGAGTTGGCTGTCGATCATTTCTTCTAACGTTGGATGATGATGCCTTTGTTCGTTAACATCACTTACTACTTCTTGATGATTAACATCTCTCTGCTCTTGGGTTTCTCTATCACGTTGTTGTTGTGAATATTCATATACATGAGAAACTCCTGTACAACAAGCACCTATCACACCTCCAATAGCCATCCACATATTCATAATAAACTCCCAAGAACTAGAAAAATACAACAATATACTTACATCATCCAACATTACATTAAAAACTAACTACATCTATAGCGGACAAGATTGAACCGTTATACCTGTAAAGGTAGGGGTTCCCGTACTAGCGACCTGTATATAGTAATTATTTGGCACTATAGCACTTAATGTGAAGAACGTTGCAGCTGCGACACTAAATGATGGCACAACAGTATTAATAGTTGGAGATGTAGCTGATCCCACACCAAGTGTAAGAGTTGCTGTAGTAGCAGCTGAAATTTCTACACAAATATTAACCATTAAATCATATCCAGTTGTGTTCTGATATGAAGTAGCGGCAGTAAATGCTGTTACAAATGCTGCAGTAGCTACACTAGAGTTTACAGGAGCAGTTGATAATCCAGTACTAAATACAGTTGCTGTTGGTGAAGTAACATTAACTTGACCAGAACCAGCATCAATATTGACAGCAGTCGTCGTAGTTGTATTTCCAATTGTAATCGTTTTAGCAGCTGCATCAGCACCAAGACTTATAGCACCAGTTCCAGTTACAAGATTGTAAACACCATTAGTAGTTGTATGCGTTGTACCTGCTGTACCAGTGTTAATATTAACGGCAGTTGCACCAGTTGTATTACCCATAGTAATTGTTTTTGCAACAGCTATTCCAATTTCAATATTACCAGTGCCTGTAACAAGTTTTACTGGTTGTCCTGAAGAAATATTTCCTATAGTGATCTGTTTTGTAGCTGCATCATCACCAATTCTAATATTACCTGTACCTGTTGCAACTACAAAATCAGCGTTGTCAGAGGTCGTACAAATAATTCCTCCAACCCCGGCCCTGATTGCAACGGCTGTATTGCTTGAGTTTGCCCCTATTATTATATTTTTGGTCGTAGCATCTGTACCAATATTAATAGCACCAGTTCCAGTTATAAGATTGTAAGCACCATTAGTAGTTGTATGCGTTGTACCTGCCGTACCAGTGTTAATATTAACGGCAGTTGCACCAGTTATATTACCAACAGTAATTACTCTAGCGGCAGCGCCTGTTCCTACGTTTATATTCTGCGCGACTGCATCATCTCCGATAGAAATAGCTCCAGCAGAAGAGTTAAGTGTAACAGCACTTGTACTAGCTATAAGAACAGTACTTGCAGATGTTAAAGTAACATTACCAGTTAGTGTACCAGTTGCATAAATACCTGCTATTACAGTATAAGTCCTAAAGTCTCCATCCCCAACACTAACAACGGACACATATTGAGTGGTTCCAATTGTATATGAAGTAATCGGTCTTCCAGCAGCTCCAGTAGCGACATCAGTACCAATAGATACAAATGCACTGCCACTCCATGAATAAGTAGAAAATGTAGCAGCACTTGAAGTAGTTACTGATATGTATTGAGTTCCACCAGTACTATATGAAGTTATATCATTAGGCGAACTTCCAGTAGCAACATCAGCACCAACAGATACAAACGCGCTGCCATTCCATGAAAATGTACTAAAGGTTGCAGCACCTGAATTTGGTATTGATATATATTGAGTCCCACCAATAAGATATGCCGTAATATACGTTGGCGAAGTTCCAGTAGCAACATCAGCACCAATAGAAACGAATGCACTGCCGCTCCATGAAAATGTACTAAATGTACTAGCTCCTTGATTTACAACAGATACATATGATGTACCACTGATTTCGTATGAAGTAATGCCATAAGGTGTAGTTCCAGTAGCTACAGCTGTTCCAACAGATACAAACGCGCTGCCACTCCATGAGTATGTACTAAAGGTTGTAGCTCCTTGATTTGCAATAGATATATATTGAGTCCCACTAATTACATATGATGTAATACCATTAGGTGTAGTTCCAGTAGCTACAGCTGTTCCAATAGAAACAAATGCACTTCCATTCCATGAATATGTGCTGAAAGTTGCATCACTTTGATTTACAACAGATACATATGATGTACCACTAATTTCATATGATGTAATCTGCCATGGTACACTTCCAGTAGCAACATCAGCACCAACAGATACAAACGCGCTGCCATTCCATGAAAATGTACTAAAGGTTGTAGCTCCTTGATTTGGTATTGATATATATTGAGTCCCACCAATAAGATATGAAGTTACGCCACGTGGTGTAGATCCAGTAGCAACATCAGCGCCAGTAGACGCGACAGTTGCCTTTTCGTCAATAGTTACTGCGTCAACAGGAATGTCACCAGAAGCAATTGCCGCATATGTTGGTAAACTAGATACTCCACCAGATACAAGATAAGTTCCAGCGGCTCCTGCAGAAGCGACGCTTACTAGTCCAGCAGAGGTGTTTACTAGTGATCCATATGAACTTAGAGATGGAATTGTTAGTCCACCAGATCCAGTATCAATAGTAATAGCAGTTGCACCAGTTGTATTTCCGATAGCAATCGATCGAGCGGCAGCGCCTGTTCCTATATTAATGTTTTGCGCAACTGCATCATTACCAAT